TTCCAGGAGCACCTGCAAGTACATTCTTTCCATCAGTTCTCCTCGGGGAAAAAGCTGACAGTGATTGCTCCAGTCCTGACAGGAGCAGCAACAGCAGTAAGTACCGCCGCGAGGATCTCCGGGAGGAGCTGATCAAGGATCATGTTAGCAGTCTGTAGGGTGAACACCGCGAAAGGACTGCCAGCCAGGAGGGTCTCGAGTTCCTGGAAAAGGGAGTCGATAATCTTCTGGGGAGCCAGACCAGCCGGAATCCATTTTTTGATCAAACTGGGAAGAATTCCATTCGACAGGCTTTTCAGCTCGGCGACAACCTGGGCTCCCAGATAGGGAGACAGTTTCTGAAAACAGGCATTAATTAAACTGATAATCTGATTTGCGTCCATTTTTCTTTTCCTTTTAAACAAGACTTGGAACCACCACACCAGGAGCAACAGCGGAATCAGGGATCGCCCTCGATCCCAACAAAATTGACATGCCTTTATAGCCGTAGTCATCACCCCAGCTATTCAGGAATCTGACTCCCCACTGACCATCTTTTTCAACTGGATCGAGGAACAGAACACTGTGCCCCCACCAGGAAAGATCAGCAACGACAGGAATCCGACAGAATAACAGAGTCATGACTTGATCAAATGTCAGTTTCTGTTTATACTGTGGGATATCGAGATCCCACCAGCCAAAAGTAGTTTTATGTTTGGCCGCATTCTCCCAGGTTAAGGGATTATCGTTGGCCCGATTCATTGACTGCATGGGCCAAAACTGGCTCGAAGGTACTCCTCTGGTAGAGATGAATTCCAGCGATTCAGCTCCCCAGCCTCCCTCATCGCGGAAATTCTTTTCCATGCAAGCAACAGCGTAGGCACTCAATGGAACATAAGGTTCACCATTGACTGCCCTGACCATCATGACAGCAGCCGTAGAACTGTGGGCCCAGCAATAGCCTTTCCCGTTTTGGTCGAGGCTGGGAATTATCTGGCCATTGTTGCCACACATCCTGATATCGGACAGCCTGGAGCGATTGGCTTCCATGGCTCGGATGCGATCTTTCCATTCTGATCTTGGAATCAGTTTCAGTTCGGGAAGAGCTTTCATCGAGGAAGAATATCCAACCGGATGAGTCGAGAAATCCCGAGGCTTGCACCCTTTCGATTTAAGCTCGCCATCGATCACAGTATCTATATGTTCTGCAAAATTATCATCAGTGATGAAAATTTCGCCAGGGTAAAAATTATTCATTCCACCTCCCATTTATTATTTCTGCGAAAACAGCAATTAACCAAAAACAAATTAAGGAAAAGGCTGTTACATACCAGTCTGGTGTATGCAGTGTTTCAATCATCTTTAGCCGGAAAAAAGTAGTCCAAAACAAAAGCAGCAGCAACCGCCAGGATAATCATCAAAACAAGGCAGCAATCGTCTGGCATATCATGCCCCGTATTTCTGGAGCAGTTTCAAGGCTTCCTCTGCTGTCGCTGGTAAAGGCCCGGAAAAGCCCGTTTTTCCGTCGCTGATAATGATCCAGGGCAATTGAGATCTAGGCAATTTCAGGGCATCCTGGAAGGCCTTGGAATCATTGCTGGCATCGATCCCAGCGTCCCATATTCTCCAATCTGGAAGGCCAGAGGGTCCCTTAGCCGCCTTGGTATTCAGGTAAGTCCTGATATCAGCAGAGAACAGGATATCCTGCTGAGCTGTGGGAAGCTGTGACAGATTTTTAGTGTCGTAAAGGATCAGAGCTCTGAAGCCCTCCCCTGCTATGGGAGCAGGAGTTGGAGCAGGTCCGGGAGGGACAGGGCCCGGAGGAGTCGGCCCACAACCAACTACCAGAGTCGTGATCGCTGGATCTGTTGGGATATTGTTTTTGCTGGAATAGCACATGATCCGATAGGATCCAGGCTGCTTACAGATTGCAATAGCTGTCCTGGTGTCTCTCAAGTGCTGATCTGGAATCAGCTTGATTCCCTGATCGAGAGGGAACCATTTTACAGCAGCATTAATTGACTTAGCCTGAATAACGATTGGTTCTCCCGGGTCTCCCGAAATCTGCTTGGGGAGATCAATATCAAGAACTGGCGATCCCGCTCCCAGTGCAGCCAATATCAGTTTAAACAGATTTTCCATTATGTCTCCTGCTGAGTTCTTTTTAAGTTCTTTGAAGATTTTCCCGAACTGACAAGCCCGAGCTCCTGGAGCTGATTTGCCGCGAAACCTTTTCCGCAGCCTAATTTATTCAATCGTTCCAGCTCGGAAGACAGGTGGATCTGGTATTCCGTGATTTGATTGATCGCCGATTCCAGTTTCGAAAGAAAAAGGAAATGCCTTTCCTGAAGAGGAAGGATAACCTTTGTTCCAAACCAGACCCCACCTGACCAGAGACCCCAGCCGATAGCGACCAGTAAGGCAACAGGTATTCCCAGATCTTTCACCACTTGTAGCCATTCCATAGATCGCCTCCAGTTTCCCTTTGATTTTACTTTCGCAGGGTCACGATATTTTCAGAAACGTTACTTCTTTGTGGAGGTACTCTGAAACAGGGATCAGCTCGAAAAGGTTTAAAGGGTATCGTTCGAGGGACAGAGCTCGATATCCTCCCAGGTGACAATCGGCCAGATCGGAACGTTGGTCACGATCGTAAACCAGCAAGAGATATTTCCATTTTCCGCACGACCGCGCCCAATCCAGCCAGTCCAGAACAAGATTGCTTGGCCAATGATGAAGAACATCTTTCAGGATTGCCAGGTCTCCTGCCGGCAGGAGGTTTCTATCCAGATTCAGATCGGCAGCAAAATAGATCCTGTGAGTATCTGTAGCCTCTATTCCCAATTTTTTGACAATGCTGGTACAGCAATCCACCCCAACATAATCTTCGATCTCGATCTCTTTTCCTACCGATCCATCCCCACAGCCGAGATCAACGATTCTTTTTATTTCAGGTTTCCAATGAAGCAGGAAATTGACCAGGCTGACAAAAGGTCTGGCCTCTGCCGGCAGGCTTCCAGCTCCCGATCCCTTCCCCCAAAGCTGTTTTTGGTAAATCAGCTCAAAAGTTTCTTCTGGCGACTTTTCTTCATTACTCAACACTTGCGATAAATGCCAAAAAACTTCTTCTTCCTTTGGCAAACAATATTGGGGATTGGTGTACATTTGCTGCCGATCGGGGATATCCTCGATCCTAAACAGTTTCCCCTGGCATCGATGGACAATCCTGGGAACCTGATCGCTGGTTGAAAGGACAAAAGCCGTTGCTGTCCAGGCAGCTGGCCCAAGGCAATGCCAGCTGATCTCTCCTGCCAGAACTGAGAGAATAACTCTCCAGCAGTCCTGATCACCGAACATGTGAACAAAATAAAAATCGGAATGCTGACACATCCAGTGAGCCAGGAGGATCAGTTTCCAGGCCTTGGAACGATCGATCACCAGCTGGCCACCCTGAACAGCAGGAACCCCGTTTTCACCCTCTTCCCAAACTTTTGACCATTGCAGGGTATTGTAGTTTCCCGGAAGATCACTCCAGAAACAGAAATCACCTTTTTGAAGTTCCTGAAACAATGGCTCGACCTTATCGACCACATAAGCATCGGCATCAAGAAAAATGACTCGCCGATATCCGCAGTAAGCCAAGGCGTAGAGCTTGGCCTCCCAGCCCCTGATGATCCGGGCTCCCGTCCTTTTTCCATGGGCTTCGATATTGATCAGCTCGATCGGTCCGAGGCTTGCCACCTGTTCCGGCAGAACCTTTTCACAAGATTCTCGATACCAGACCTGGACAGGGAGCTGGCAACCCTGCTGCCTCAGCATCCTGATTCCTACCACAATTCCAGGCCAGTAGACTCCGCCGCCTACATAGACGATTCCATCCCCTACTGATACAGGAGGCTCGAAGGATTCCCCTCGAAGGTAATTCAGGGCTTGATAATGAAGGTTTCTGGTATCGGCATGGTGAGCCCAATCGCCTGGCCGATTCGGATCCTCGGGAGCTGGAATAGGATCCTGGAGCAATGGTTTCAGAGGTTGAACGAATTTTAATCGAGACATATTCACCTTTAGCTGATTATGATCGATCCGGACCCGGATCCCGAGGAACCACCGGAACCACTGGAACAGCAACCGATATTTTGACTGGTTGTAGATCCCAGAATACCACCAGGAATGAAAATTGTTTGTTTTGTAACTTGAATTCCTGATCCTAAGATCTGAACATCAGTTACCACATTAATGGCAATAATTCCGGATCCGATGGAACCTGTAGACCCTGTAGACCCGGGAACACTGCCGGAAGATCCCGATCTCAGGCTTCCAGATAGTGAAACCGATCCCGATCCAGATCCAGATAGCAGGATCGATCCAGACCCTGATCCGGAACCGATCGACCCAGATCCCGATCTCAGGCTCCCGGAAATACTGCCAGAGCCAATACTGCCCGAGCCTGATCCAATCGATCCGGACCCGGAGCCGATACTGCCAGACCTTGGTATCGATCCCGAGCCAGAGCCTGATCCCGAACCAGATCCGGAATATCCACTGGAAACAAAACTGGCTCCAGCCTGGACCCAGAAAAAGGGAAAGTAATTGTCGGAATAAATCCCGCTGGCTCCCTGATTGAATCCCGACAGTTTCCCAAGGTAATTTTGCCCGACAGCCAAAGGATAGCCGTTGATCTCGCTGATTATGCAGGAAACCCCTGTTGACCAGGTTAAGGTCTGATTATTCCAAATATAGGTGATGCCAGGATAAGTGTTGTTCGTTGAAGTGGCTCCCACCTGGACCACGGCCATCGAAGGAGCTGTCGGACCATCAGGACCCGGAATCTTTTGTCTGGCGTTCCATAAATGGCCGCCTTCGAAAGCCTTCAGCATGCTCGAAAGCCTGCTGGCTGCGTCATAATCAATAGCGAAACCCGGCATGCCAACTCCTACATCGGGGAAGGAAAAACAATTCGGGGATAAATATGAAAAGTGTTATAAACCGGATTTCCACCGGGAGCCAGTTGAACTCCGTTTCCATCGAGCAACACTGGCTGAGAAACGGATTGCCCAGTGATCGGATCGCAGATCGGAGCCAAGACAGGAACCCGAGGAGGAAAAGTATAGAGCTGCCTTCTGCCCTGGTCGATCAGATCGAGCTGCCACGTTGGACGATATTCAAAATTGATTCCCCACCTCCAATAAGAAATACCGTTTTCATAGACCAGATTGGCAGTAATTGAAGACAGTTTTAACTGTCCTACTGCAAAGGTATAGGGTCCGATGATCATGTTATTGGCATTAACATAATCGACAGCAGACAGCCAAAATCCTGAAGGAGCTGTGAGAGAATTCAACCCGATCGCAATGGTACAGCCTGATTTATTAATCTCGACAGGAGGGAGATAAGGGTCTCCAGCACTGTTCAGGATTGACTTTGTGTAGGTCCCTGTAGTGAGATCCCAGGCCTTGAATGTCGCCCAAGGTCTGGTGACAGTGGAGACCTGATAATCATTAGGCCGGAACAGAGGATTATCTACTCTCAGGCTTGGATCCAGTCCCTGCTGTTGTTGATCAATCTGGGGATTTCCAAAAACAGAAATTGCATCTGCATAGTAGGTATATTCGCCAGTGATATGAAAGAGAGTCGGATCGTCGCCATCCCTCTGGCTCGACAGCTTGACCAGGATCAGGTAATTGTCTTCAGGGTGTCTGCTCCAGACTTTTGGAAGCAATGGGTGAGAGGCTCCATAAATCGCCCCATAGGTAGGGAGATCTACCTTTACTTTCCAGGTTCTGCGAGATTGTTTTTGATATCTCTGATCCTGGCTGGCAAACGTGTCTAAATCTTCAACTATGTAAAGATATCCCATTAAAACCCCTATTTCGGCATTGCCAGAACAGCAGGAGGAGCTGGAATCCTCTGCAATGCTTCTAGCATTGCTTTTTGGATTTCAACCTGTTTTTGAGCCAGAATACTGTTCCGGACAGTGGCTTCCTGAATTCGCTCCTGAACTGATTTCCCTTCCTGTCCGAACTGATTCCGGATAATTGACTCGATCCCGGCAGCAGAACCCCGAACAGCAGCCTGGGCCCCGTAGGAGTCGGGATTCTCATCGCTTGTAATGAATTCAGCCAGGGCTTTTCCTGCCTTGCGGGCGATCGCCATCTGGAAGGATTGCAGCTCTTTTTCAGATAGTGCAAGACCTGATTCGGCAGCCTGCCCCATCAGCTCGCCGAGCTGCTCGAACGATTTCTTCAGAGCTTCAATCGGAGTAGCTGTAGATTCCAGGGTGTCTCGGGTCCATTCTTTAATATTCCGAGCAGAAAGCTCCAAGGCTGCCTCGATTCCCTTGGCAGTTTTTTCCAGCTCGATCCCGGCAGCAGCAGCCGCTGCCTGAGCAGCAGCAGCAGCCTTTTCACTGGCCGCCAACTGGTCAGCCTTCGCTGCATTATTTCGCAGGTTATCGAAAAAGCCCTCGATTTTCTGATTGGCTTCCTGAAGCCTTTGGTCCAGTGGCCTGAGCTTCATTTTGGTAACAGCGTCGATACCCTCGAAGACTTTCTGGGTCTCACCTGTGCTGAATCCAGTGGCTCCCAGCTGCGCTGCTGCGGAAGTCTTTTCCAGAAAGGCTTCCAGCTGAATTATCCCTGCCCTGATTGCTGACTCGAAGGCAGCCGCTCCTTTGGCAAAGGATTCAGAAAACTGATAACTGAAATCTCTGGCAGCCTTGAAGCTGGCCTCGATCCCTCCAGATTTTTCGAGAGGATCGACCATCAGGGAAAAGTTTTTACCGATCTCCAGGACAATATCCCGGATCCCGGAAAGGAACCCCTTGAATCCTGCCAGGGCTTCAGTGATTTTTAGGTTGTCGATCAGGCTTTTCCCGATCTCCATGAAAATATCGTTGGCAGTGGCTTTCAGTTCGAGCAGCTTGCCGGCATAGGAATTTTTGAACCGGGTAGCAGCAGCCTGAGCTTCAGGGGTCTGGGAGGCTGCCGCGATCGCTTTCACCGCCGTACCAGCCAGGACAGTTCCTTCCTGGAGGGATTTCATCGCTTCTCTGGCTGTATAAGATCTGCCTGTCACCCTGGTGAGTTCAGCAGCCAAGGCTTCGAACACTTTCAGGCCTCCAGACTGGAGGCTCTCCAGTGTTCCCTCGCTGGCCAGCACTCCCCTGGAAAGAGAACTGAAGGCTGCGTTCAGCCTTTCAGCTCCACCAGCTCCACCTCCCAGCACTGCGACAGCAGCTGAAGTATCATGCAGAAGATTTTTAACCGCACTGGCTGACAGGCCAGAGCTGACCAGATCGGAAAAGGCTTTCGACATTGTTTCCAACGGGATTCCAGATTTTATCGCCTCTTCCCTCAGATCTGCGATAGATGCAGATCCTTTCTTAAAATTGCCTTCTAAATAAGTTGCATGGATCTGGAGTTGCTCCAGCTCGGAGCCGAGATCGATGATTCCAGGAGTCCAGGATCGGATCCGGGAGACCAGCCCGGAAAAAATGTCAAAGGTAGCCTTAACATCAGCCATTCCTTTGAGTTTCGAAGTGAAGGCTTCCCACACCCCACCAGAGCTTTTTGCAGCAGCTCCAGTCGATTCCAGTCCCTTCTTCGCCCTGGCCAGCCCTGATTCAGCTGCCTGGCCGCCCCAGCCCAGAGCGATCGCCATCTTACCGATCGAGTAGTTTGCCATTTTGAACCTTACCTCCCAAACATTTCATAAACTCGATCTGCTGCTCTATCGGTAATTCCTGTTCCTGCTGTCCCCATTTCGGAATCAGGTCAGCCAGTTTGATTTCCTTTGACCATGGAGACAATGAAGCCCAGGCAGTAACACTGGAAAGATAGTCATCCCGATATGGGCCCCATGGCTCGATCGACAGCAGGGCAATCCATTCAGTTAATTCTGCTGAGCTTAACTCTTCTTCGAGCTCGGAAACAGTTCTACCTAAATGCCCAGCCAGAGCGAAAAGGATTCTTCGCAATGGCCGGGATTTCAGTTTTTTTCCGTTGCGATAACATCTTCCTTGAACATCTTGTTCAGGGACATTGCGGCAGACCAGAGAAGGTCCGCGACAGGCCCTGGAATGGAAGCGACAGCCTCCAGCTCATCATCCTGGTAAAGCCTGTTACCCTCGGCATCGGACAGCGTAACAACCAAAAGCCGAGCTCGAAGGTTATCCCAAAACCGTCCCTTGGCTTCGAGGCTCTCACCCTCATATCGATCCCTTTCTCTGGAATTCATCTGCCGGATATAGACAGATTCTTCCCATTCTGGGATCGATACCAGGGTGACTTTTGGCTGAGACTTTTGCCCAATTGTCTTTTTATCCAGTGGCATGGTTTAACCTTAATAAGAACTCTGAGCCAGGGTGAAAGTGTAAGTAAGAGCATCATCACCCGCTATCAGTTCTGGCGTACTGGTTTCCGAGATATACCCTGTCCAGCTAAGGAAATTGTCGACGATAGACCCCGGCAGAGTAACTGCTATAGTAACAGCTGTCCTACTTGTTTGATAGCCTTTGATGGTTTGAAATTGATTGCTCGCGCTGGCTACATCATCGAGGTAACAGGTAAACTGAACTGTACCAGGATCCAGCCTTGCTGGAGCCTTTACCAGAGTAGCATCAGCCAGCCCGCTGACATCAGCCATAGACATCGATTCGGTATTCCCGCCGATCGATTTCAGTGTTGTGATGGTCACAGGGGAGCTGCCAGATTTCTGAACAATCGTTGCAGTAGTCCCAACCGCCAGTAAAATTTTTCCCATTTATTAGGTCTCCTTATAGTTTCCGATTATGTCGATTGTTGTAGATCTTGCTTGGTCATCCGTTGCATCTGCGAAACTCTCAGCCTGATCCCCTTGATCTTCAAACCGCAAAGAAAACACTGTAAAACCGCTGAGAGTCTTTTGAGTAGCATTCGCCAGGATGATCTGCCTGATCCATTGGCTGATCGTTTGGCAGCTCGCCCTGGTTAAAGCAACTACTGTAACCGTGATACGTTCCGTCGAGTAAGCCAGTGTCCCATCAAGGAAATAATTGCCCTGTAAATCCACCCCCTGATAAACCGCGTAAGGCATGACTCCACCCTGGGGATAGGTTTCGGGAGTAATGCCTCCAGGGAGATTAGTCGAGTAGTTTGTATCCGCTACCAAAAGGTCACGAACAATTTTTGCCAACAGGCTCACCTGATCCCCTCCTGATTCAAAGCCGATTCGATCGATTCTTTGGTTAAGGTCAGTGCCAGGGATTTATTCTCATCCCGAGCAGGTCTGAGAAATGGCTTGCCAGGAACAAATTTTCTGACTCCAGAGCCCCACAGGTTAGCCAAGAAACCGTTTTCAACCAGGTGAGCGTATCTGGTAGGAGTCGTTCGATAGATCAATCCATTCCGGGGATTGATGGTATCAATTGATATTTTGGTCCTCGGACCAACGAAAACAGTGATATTTCCATTTTTTCGATTGGCGAAAATTTTGGACCCCAGCGATTTTTTCAGGGCTCCAGAAGAACCGAGCTGAGGGATTCGTTTTCCCTTTACCTTGATAAATTTTTTGAGCTGTGGAGCCTTTGCCCTGGCTGATTTTAAAACCTGGGTAGACCATAGCCTGGCAGCTCGCTTCAGGGCTGCCTTGATCTTTTTGGGAGCCAGTCCGAGCTGTTCGGCAGCTTCTGTCAGAAAAGTGATTTCCAGACCAGTTTTTTGTAAAACCTTGCTCATATTGTCTCTCCTGGCTTTTGCCTGTCAACACAGTCGAGGACCAACCAGGTCCTCCTCCCATCGGGATCCCTCAATCCTTTGATTGCCAGAGTTCGATTTCTCCAGAGAATCTGTTGATCAGTCAAAACAGCAGGATTAAACCGGATCGTCACTGTGGTATAGGTCAGGCTCTGGGTCTGGGAGTCGATCGCCGATTCAGCTCCACCAGCTCCCTCAATCTTCGCCCAGCAGGTCTGGTAGGTTGTCCAGTTTCTACTAGGTTGGCCAAACGAGTCAGAAGACGACGTACTGGATTGCAGCTGGATTCTGTGCCTCATGTCACCTGTAGCCACCCGGTAAGGCATTAGCAATAATCTCCCGCGCTGTAGATCTTGCAGATTGATTCGATAGCCAGAGCAATCTCATCCCCTACTGATCCCACCGCTTCGCGGTTGTTGTACCAATGAGAGACCAAGAGCTTAATCGCATTCTTGAGCAGTGGAGGAACGAGGCTGGCATCAGCAGAATATCCAGCCACGAAACTGATCTGGACAGCATTGGTTTTTCCCAGCTGTGTCCAAGGCCAATACACCATTGGAGGCAGTACCAGCCTGGGAGGATTATGATAAAGGTCCAGCTCGTAGTCTGTTCCTGCTGTTAATGTCGTCAAAACTCCTTGAAGATTGTAATACTGCACCAGTGGAGTCGCTGTTAAAAACTCAACCCCGGCAGATTGATCCAGAACTGGCAGCCTGGGTAGGTGAACAGACCAGCCAGGAAAAGTATCGAGGAGTAACTTGTAGCCCGTGTAAATCATGGTTCTACGGGTCACTCGCTCGATATAGTCCCTGGCCGCTGTGATCAGAGTTGAGATCAGGGAATCATCATCGGTAATGTCAATACGCAAGTGGGTTTTCATTTCCGCGAGGGAAACTGGCTCGACAGCCGGAGGAACCACTACCGCTAATGTCACCTTTTATTCCTCTGATTCTGTAACTTCTTTTCCGGATTCTCTGGAGTCGGATCCCTGTATTCCTCTCCCACTCCAGCTTTAATCAGCCGGGTTCCTTCCTCGACAGAGACGTCAAGAATTTCGCCGGCTGAAAAATAATGGACAGGAGAGGATAGAGATTCGAGAAGCAAAATTTTCATCTCTATCCTCCTATCGATTAATGAAGCAGATACTTCAGGGCCCGAGGCTGAATGACTCGGCTGTCAGCTCGCATCAAGCCGACAAAAGCCACCTGCCCGAGTTCAGCGTATCGTTCATCC